GGGTTGGAACCTGGCTGTTTCAACAAGTCAATCAGAACAGAAGGAAAATAAAGATGACTAATGATTTCGAAACCAAACTAGCAGATCTTGTATGGACTCTAATCGAACCCAAGATCGACCAGAAACTTGCTAACTTCCGTGATGACCTCGGCACATTCGACGGGGATCTGGACGAGAAGATCAGCGACTGGATGTCAGGTAACTTCCGACTTGATGACTACTCGTTCGAACTCGACGGGATGATCGATCAGCAGGTTCAGTACCTTGCCGAGGACGGCGACCTGAAAGAGTGGCTCGATCAAGAACACGAGCAGTTCGAAGAGAAAGTTCTCAACGTTCTTCGCACTAACACGATACGGATCGAAATCTAATGTTAGTAGAAATCGTACCGCACAGTGGAATGATTGTGCTGTCCGAAATCGTCGGTGGGTCTCTCATGACCCGCCGATACATCGGATACACTAAACAAGAAGCAATCCAACAATTCAGACAGGATATTGAAGATGAGAAAAGAGACATACAAAATCATGACAGCGTTCTATCGTGGTCTACCAGCTAAAGCAGCACGGACACACACAGATGGTCAGACCGTCTGGCTACACAACAACCGCATCGCATGGCGTAACGACCATGGCGACATCTGCTTCACACTAGCAGGGTGGGCCACAACAACAACACGAGAGCGGATCAACGGTCTGCTCGAGGTCTGCGGTTACAGATACTGGGGCGTCAGTCAACGCAACTACGCTCAGTATCTTGTCCACAAGGCAGAGATCGTTGCACAACTAGGGGACTACGAGGTCTTTACACTCACATGTCTCGATACATTCGAAAAGGAGTACAAGCTATGCGCGTAGGTGGATTCACATTAATGGACAGCGGCTTCGGTCTATCTGTCACAGAGTATGAAGCAGGTTGGTCGTTCTGGTTACAGGGCGACGACGCTCAACAGTTCCGCGATGAGTGGGAAGCGTATCAACTAGGTGTCGGGAATAACTTCCGGCACTTCCTTTCAACACACGACTACGACACACTGTTCCAATAGGAGGCGAACATGGAAATCGAAATCACACCTGAGCTTCAAGAGTTCATCGACTACTGCAAATCATTCTATGGGGAGGTGGACTCGCTCTACCCCCTCAAGAAACTAACAGACGAGATGCTCATTGCCGCTTGTTTCTTAATCTCTAAACGCAAAGACATGGGCTTCGAAGGGGACACCATCGACAGAGAACACGTTCGAGGCATCTTGGAACTGGCAGGTTGTTGGGCTGGAACAAAGCCTCGCACCATTAGTCCGATGGTTTGGGGCATCGAACAAGTCACAACTAAACGCTAACTGAAGGGGGCTTCGGCTCCCTTCTTCAACTACTATCATAATGTGTCCCGCTAGTCGCGGGACGCTGTCAGTTTAAAATGAGTTCCCCTAGTCGGGGAACAAGTATTAGTTTAAATTGAGTCTCGTTCCTCGACACAGTATTTAGTAGGCTCGGCTCCCTCGTTCCTCGGTCGCCTCGCGGGTAAAAATGCGCGCGTGGGGCCGCAGGGCCGCAGGCCATGGTCAAGGTTCGATGCCCAATATACGAGCCGCGTGGGGCCGCAGGGCCTCAACCGCCTCCTTCACGCTCCGATAACCGTGGCCCTCGGTCCCATTTACTCCTTTTTCAAGTAAATCGGGTCCTTTTTCTCCTCCAAACGAATAAACCAACCCCGTAGAGGGGGCCTTTACCAAGAAAAAACTCGCCCCGCCTCGGGCATAATATGCCATATGCCACGCGATTTGATGAGGCGATACTAAAACTGCGTTACTTTTGGCTACTTTCAATTCTATCCAAAAGGGTACACCATCGGCAACAACGTGTACATCAGGTACACCGCCGCCGTGCTTGTTCTCAATTCGGGTCGCGAACCACTTCTTCGGTAGAGTATTCCGTATCGTGTTCCAAAAGTTCGCCTCGGGTCCCTTGCTCATCTGGGGTCACATCCTTGTAATCTGCCTCGATCTGAAACGCCTGTGGGTATTGCTTTTGCAGCGCAGCAAGTCGGGCCGTGATCTCGTCCCTCGATAGCTGATCGATTGTATTGATTGTTTCACGCCTATCGATGGTCAGACCACCCAAGGCCGAGCGGATCTTTTCCGCATTGATTGCAGCCGAAAACTGTCCTGCCTCCTCCGCACCAAGAGAAAGTTTGTGCAGCCGCTCAAGCTGACCGATCTGGGTCACGCCGTACCGCCGCTCTCGCTCCTCGCGTAGCTCCTGAATATACTCCAGAACATGAGGATAATCTCGCCCATTCAAAAGAACAGATGCTTGCTTGGATGCCAGATCAGGAGCATACCCTGCCTTTCGAGCGCACTCCGCATTGCTATAGATGCCCTCGACAATGTGCTGTGCAAAAGTCATCTGCCGATTAGTGAGCATTCGCCCGTGTTCTTCTTCGATCTTCTGCTTGATGGATGCCATATCAACCTCCGCTTGATGGCAACAAACGTACAACAAGTGCTTTTGCGTTTCAACCGAACAAGTGTAAACACCTCGTTTACAACACCGTAAACAGGCGTATATCAAAAAACCAAAGTGTAAACATTTTTCGAAGCGGCCTCAAACAAACAACAAGCAGTCCCTATAAATCTCGAAAACAGGTGTAAACAAAAAGGCCGTTTTGTAAACAGGTGTAAACAGGTGGAGCTATATAAATAAGGGGTTGTTTACACGGTTTACGTTGTAACGCTCGAAAAAAAATATTTTTAGGCAGTTTATAAATCTCAGGATTTGCATCTATATAGTAAACTTCGGAAGAAAATCTCTTGACTATCTGCGCCACTTGCGTGTAGTCTACAAGTATTCAACAACTACTTAATACGCTAATACGGAGGATATCATGGCATATAATGGTTGGACTAATAAAGAAACGTGGCTCGTGAACCTATGGTTGGGCGACATGTTTACCGTGGACCAAGAAGCGGGGATCGAGATCACTGCTGATTACATCGAGCAAACCGTTGACGATATGGTTGATCAAGCGATGGACCAAGAAGCGGGAAACTTTAACGGTTTCGTCAAGGACCTATTGAACTGTGCTTTGGGTGAGATCGATTATCATGAGATAGCGGAGCATTATGACGAGGAGGTAATTGAGAATGCCTAATCATTGTTATCAGCAAGTTCACATTTACGGTCCAAGGTTCTTGGTCAAAGAACTGTATGATCATCTAACCAAGGCTGACCCAGAGTTTTGCCAAGTGATTAAGCCGATGCCGTTTGAGCAATGGCTTGCTCCTGCGACTAGGCTCATGGGCTACGAGGTCGAGGGTTGGTATGACTGGCGAGTTACGAACTGGGGCACAAAGTGGGACGTTGTTGACGTTGACATCACGCAGCCGTTGACGATCCACGATGACGAGGACCAAGAGCCGAGCAGCATGAACGCCTCGTTCTCGTTTAATTGTTGGACTGCGTGGTCTCCGCCTGTTCCTGTTTGGGACAAGCTGCATGAGATGGGTATCAGCGTTGACGCTGACTATCAGGACGAGGGCATGATGTTCGAGGGCCGTTATGTAAATGGCGAGGACAAGTGTTGGGAGCCTGAGATCGAAGAAGAGGAGGACGCGTAATGGATAGGGCGTTGTTTATACAATCACTCGAGCATTGGGCCAAGATGTTTCGATTGGAGCTTTTGTCTGATGAGTTTGCGCAAGATATTGCGCAAGTTTTGGAGGACAAGGCGCGTGAGTTGAGATTGGAGGAGGAAGAATGATGGATATGCAGAAGTATTACAGCCAGTTGGTTGGAGCGAAGATCATTGGGTTTCGGTTTGTCGAGGACGAGGATGCGTTGGAGCCGTTCCCTGTGTTTACGTTGCGGTTGGGCGGACAGACTGTTGAGATGTCTTTGTCGATGGACGAAGAGGGCAACGGCGGCGGGTTCGCGTTTATTGAGGAGGCGGAAGATGCGTGAAGGATTGAAGCAAGACATCGAGGGTCTGTTGGAGAATTATCTTGGAGACTTGGAGTATTGGTGTTCGACCATGGAGGTTGACAACATCAACTTTGTGACGGCGGGGACGCCATCGTTTGAGGATATCGAGGATGCGAATGCGCATCGTGTGATGGTCAAGGCAGTATTGAAGGAGTTGCGTGATGTCTGATCGTGAGATGGAAGATATGTTGGACGAGATATTCCGCAAGGTATTCGGGGAGAAGTGGTGATGTCAGATAAGAAAATTGTACTTACAGAAGACGAGTATTTATTGCTGATGGGTAGACTGCTTCAGTTGCAGGATGACGTTAAACTACTGAAGGCAAGATCCAAAGGTCCGATGCCCGATAGCATTGTTGCGTATGAATACATGACACAGAAGGGGAAGCAGCGGCACTGGAAGTACGGCGATGAAATGTATGGCGGTACTTCGACACCGAAATGGTGGGCGAACCTTCCCAATGGTCATAACTTAAAGATGGTTCGAGAGGCTGTTTACGTCAGAGTGGAGGTAGAGTGATGGATGATCGAGTGGACATCAACTACGTGATCGACAGGATTGAGGACATCATTAGGTACAACGCGTGTCAGTTGGATGATGAGTTGGCAGAGGCCCGAGATTGTGTACGCAAGGATATGTTGGAGGAGTTCAAGCAGGAGTTGATCTACAACCTTGGCGTTAATCAGGTGGAAAGGAAGCGTAATGGGTAAGATGAAAGAATTGTTGATGGAGTTGCAAGAGACGCCGATCATGGTGCCATGTCCTGATTGTCATGGGTACTGCACTGTTGAGGTTGAGTTCGCTCGGCCTCACGGCCCTGATCGTGACGTTGGATACTTGGACACGAGGACCGAGGTCTGTG